GGCAGGTATTATAGAGCAAGACATCTTTTTAGGGAGAGTGGAAATAGATTGTTCTTTTACTGTTTTTAGAATCTTGTAGGTTTCACTGGCTGCAAAATTATCAACAAATTCTTCAAAATTTAAATAGGTTTCAGAACCGTAATCAATCATTATTTCAGTCAAAAGGAAGTCCTCAAAGCTGTCAGACCCGACTTGTAGCACTCTAGACTTGAATTGCTCAGGGTCTAAAGTTCTCTTCGCCATTGTGACTATCTCATTTGTAGGGACACTAAGGGTGTAGATTTTGTATCTTCTTGAATCGATCGTGTTGTCCGTTTCAGCTAGAAAGCAGTCATAATTAATCCTTCTAATCCTATACAGTCCCATATTATTGATTAGGCCAGGGTACCCTGAAATAATTTCAACTGGGTGCCCAGTTGTTATCTCTCTTTGATTTGAAATTGATAAGCACCCAGACATATCCACACCAAATAGAAATTCACCGCTGGGCTTTATAGTTTTAGAACCTTTAGGAGGTTTCAGGGTAATATTGATTTTGTTAAAGGTATCATTGAGAAAATTTGCATGATGGCTTTTTATCTTACCTATAACGTTAGTTTTAACACTAACTATAGTGTTGTTGTATAATTCGAAAATCATTAAGTCCTTTTGTAAATAAAACAGGACTTCACCTGAACCGAACCAACCCCCTCTTTGTTTTTGAGATTTTGTGAAAACATAAAAGGAGCTGTTCTCAAAACATGACATATTATGATCCGAGTCAGGGCTTTTAATACTACTGCTTAAGACTAAAACATTAGGTGTAATCAAATTGTAACTAGGATCTTCAAATTTATAATCTAGTATAAAGTCTAAAAATGCTGTTGCATTACCACCTACCCAACCGTATTCCTGCATAGGCTTTATTGTTAATTGACTCACAAATTCAGCGTCAGTATGCCTCAATATCGTATTGATTAAGCTTATGCAGCAATTTAATGTGTAAACGTCTTCATCAATATCATTGGGAATATACTGAGGATCAATAATACCTGATTTCAGCTGTAAAACCAACCCCACTACTTCTCTGTTTTTAACAGTATTTACAGAGAGAAATGTCAACAATGATGAGTAAGTCCTTATCTGTCTTACTTCAGATGGGACGTGACTGTAAATGTAAATATCTTTAGTACTTAAAACAGAATATCCCCTACATAACCTCAGTAAAGTATCACAAGAAAGGTTCTCCGGGTCAAACCTCAGTTTCTTACAGATTTGTAACAATTCCTCCTTTGCTGTGAATAAAGACCTAGGGTTTGGTAGAGCCCAAGACCACTCCGGCTCCTTAATAAAGGAAACAAGCTGTGCAGGGTCAAACTTAATACTGAAAGTCTTCGATGATTTTTGTATACAGACATGTGTGGGCTTCAATGTCCTAGTGCTATTTGTCATGGTCCTATTTTCCATCGTTAAATTCTCTAAATATTTGCTGATCTTTAATGGGGAACTGAGCAGGTGCTCTAAAACTTCTATTTGCATTTTAGAGTAACCTGAAGACACATAAATGTCCTTATTTAGGTTGTCTAGATCATCATCTGACAGCACATCATTGAATAGTTTATTTACGGAAGAACTGGCATCAGAATATTGTGCAAAAGTTACTATTGAGTCATATAAAGCCCCCAATTTAATTAATCCAAATTTAGTAATGCATGACTCACCAGATCTTATAAAATAAGATCTGGAAAGCCTTCTCACTGTACTTTCGTTAACCAAGCTTCCTATGAAACCTGGATCATTGAGTTTCTTCAAGAATGAGATCAAATTCATGGGGGTGCTATGGTAATTTACATTACCCAGACTCCAGACTTCATCAACCATTTTTAGGCTTTCCAATGCACTTTCAAAACCCTTCTTTAGCCCCCTAACGTTTATCTTAAACTTTAGACATTTAATTGGGCCATCCTCATCTATAGTTTGAAATAGGTTGTTGACGAAAGAATGGACACTTATTATTCTGTCAGACCCACCAGTGTGAATCTGTCTAACTATATCAGAATCTGAACCACAAATCAGTACCATTAAAGGGTGTGAATCAGGCAGACCTAAGTATTGAACAGGTATCTTGAAATTTATTTCAGAAGGTTTTTTATTTGGAAAATAGAATCTCCAGACCATGTATGAGTAAAATTTCATTACCAAGTAAGCAATACTAAAGTCAGCACCTGCTACCATGACTTCAATGCATTTACTGTAAGACTGCATTAAATCTTGGCTGGGCCCTTTGTCAGTTGGAAGGAACCTAAGTCCACCTAAAAATTTCGGCAATAAAGCAAGCAACTTCTTGAAAATATATATTATAGACAAAATTTCAAAGTATATTCTTGAAATGACACTTTTTTTCTTACTTAAAAGGTGGTTGCACTTTTTCAAATGTACTTCATAAAGGAACACTGCCCTCTTTATCAAGCTAAAAGAGGAAGAAGTCAGTCTTCCACCGCTGTCATCTGAATGTGCGAACATTATTAGTGAGGTTTCTTCTTGATAATTTTCCAGACTGCTTTTGAAGAGGAAGTAAGAGCAATACTTTTGATTAAATGCATGAAGGAAACTGCTGGTATAATTAAATATTCCCATGACCCAGCTATATTCCATCTCTAAATAATAACCTTTTACCTTGTCATCATAAAGCAAATACTTTTCAACAATTGGCTTGTATAAAAGGTTATTAGACAGGACTTGTACTTCGGCAGTGTTAAAGTAAACTCTCTTCTTCTCCAATTTCTCTAGATAGTTCAGGAAGTGAGTCTTAAAGGAAGGAGGCATGCAAGACATATTTATTATTGTTATAGCAAACTTTATGAAGTTGCTCTTAGGTGCCCATTTTGTGCAATCTAAAGTGAGGTACCAAGTTAAAGTATCCTTCATTGGTAAATCTTTCTCAAATATGGCATGATGTATGACCTGTGACCTTTTGTTGCTAGGGATTGAAATCAACTCATTGTCTATCAACTTGCAGACCTCCCCCATAAAGTTCTCAATAGGCTGCTGCATTGCTTTTGTATTTATGTCCATGACATAAATCTCCCTGCTGCCCCTCCACTGGACCTTGTCTACCGCATGGAAAATCAAGAACTCAGGCTGGGCCTGTATCTTGTCTTTATAAAGTTCATTTAAAGACCTCATGCATTTTCTTTTAGTATCTGTATCAACACTATCGCTCATGAGAAGCAGTGTTGATTTAATAAATTCGGGGTCTTTAACAAATTCCTTATACACAACGAAGTACCC